AAAAAGAAGAAGGTCATGAAGATGAAGCTGAAGATAAAAAACTAATTGCTAAAATGATTAAGAAAGAAAAAATGAAAGAAGATATGGACGCACTACTCTCTGGCGAAAACCTTTCTGAAGAATTTGTTCAAAAAGCAACTACAATTTTTGAAGCTGCTGTTATTGCTCGTGCTGAAGAAGTTATTGCTGAAGCCGAAGCACAATTGACAGAACAGTTTGAAGCTGCGGTTGAAGAAATCAAAGAAGAATTAGCCGCTAAAATTGATGACTATCTCAACTATATGGTTGAGGAGTGGATGAAAGAAAACGAAATTGCTATTGAAAAAGGTCTCCGTGCTGAAATCGTGGAAGACTTTATTGGTGGTTTAAAAGATTTATTCGTAGAACATTATATTGATATTCCTGCCGATAAGGTAGACGTGGTTGAAGAATTGACTGCTAAAGTAGATGAACTAGAAGCATCTTTAAATGAGCAAATTAACCGTGGCATTGAATTATCAAAAGAATTAAACGAACAGAAAAAAATTGAGGCTATCTACACAGCGTGTGAAGGCCTAACGCAGACTCAAGTAGAAAAATTGAAATCACTCGCAGAGGGTGTTGAGTTTACTACTGAGGAAGAATTTGTAACAAAAATGGAAACTTTGAAAGAATCATATTTCAAAGCTGAAGTTAAAGTTGCAGATGCGTCTGCTATGGATGAAGTTTTAGTTGAAGAAGAAAAGAAGGCTGTAAAGTCTGAAGATCCTTCAATGGAAATTTATGCAAAAACCATTTCACAAACCTTGGTAAAATAATACCAAAAATATACTAAAATAAGGAAAACTATAAATGTATATGACTGAAGAACTACAAAAGAAATGGCAACCTGTTCTGGAGCATCCAGAATTAGAAGCCATTACAGACCCATACAAGAAAGCTGTTACAGCTCTTGTTTTGGAAAATCAACAACAAGCTATGCGTCAAGACAATCAAGCTTTGAACGAAACAACTTATACTTCCACTCCAGCTAACGCTACTGGTAGTTCTGTTGCTAATTTCGATCCAATTTTGATCTCTTTAGTACGCCGTGCTTTGCCAAATCTAATCGCTTATGACGTTGCTGGTGTACAACCAATGACTGGTCCTACCGGTTTGATTTTCGCAATGCGTGCAAAATATACAAGCCAAACAGGTACAGAAGCTTTCTACAACGAAGCCAATACAACCTTCTCTGGTACATATTCTGCTACAAACCCATACGGTTTCCGTGGTACTGCATCTGCTGACTTGGCCACAAACCCTGTTTCAGACTTTACTGCTAACGCATTTACAACTGGTATTGCAATGCCAACAGCAAACGCTGAATCGTTAGGTATTAATGACGATACTCGTGTTTTCCAACAAATGGCATTCTCGATTGAGAAAGTTACTGTAACTGCTCAAAGCCGTGCTTTGAAAGCTGAGTACTCTCTCGAATTAGCACAAGACTTAAAAGCAATTCATGGTCTTGATGCTGAAACAGAATTGTCAAACATTCTGTCTACAGAAATCCTCTCTGAAATCAACCGTGAAGTTATCCGTACAATTTACACCTCTGCTGTTACTGGTGCTCAGTATGGTACAACTACCGCTGGTTATTTTGACTTAGATACCGACTCTAACGGTCGTTGGTCTGTTGAGCGTTTTAAAGGTTTGATTTTCCAAATCGAGCGTGATGCAAACGTTATCGCTAAGAAAACTCGTAGAGGTAAAGGTAATGTATTGATCGTTTCTTCTGACGTTGCTTCAGCAATGGCAATGGCTGGTGTTCTTTCTTATACACCTGCTCTCCAGTCTGATTTGCAAGTAGATGACACAGGTAATACATTTGCTGGCTTGTTACATGGCCGTATCAAAGTTTACATTGACCCATATTTTGGTGGTTATACTTCTAACCAAGAATTGGTAACTGTAGGCTACAAAGGATCTAGTCCTTATGATGCTGGTTTGTTCTATTGCCCATACGTTCCTCTCCAAATGGTTCGTGCTGTTGACCAGTTTACATTCCAACCTAAGATTGGTTTCAAAACTCGTTACGGTATGGTTGCTAACCCATTTGCTGAAGGTACTACAGTTGGAAACGGTCGTTTGAATTCCGGTTCTAACCAGTACTATCGCATTTTTGGTGTTAAGAACTTGATGTAATATAAAGTTCCCGTTAAGAGGAACCTTTAAAAGACCACCTTCGGGTGGTCTTTTTTTTTGACCTAAATAGTTGAATGAGTGATATAATTTTAATCAACGATTTAGTTGACCTCAGAAAACGTAAAAGACAAGAGCTTGAGTTCTATAACAAACAATTAGAAGAACTCAGAGTAAAAATGTTTTTTATTAAAAAAGAAATAGATTTAACATCAGAAATTATTGATATGATTGAAAAAGAAAAAATGTTGGATCTTAGAGAACACCTTAATAAATGAACGCACTTACCAGAACTCCTCAAAACACAAATTTACTCCAACCAACAAAGTTTCTATTAACTTTTGATAGAATTGGTTCAACACAATATTTTTGCCAGTCTGTAAATATTCCTGGAATCAATTTAGGACAAGCACCAATTAGTACTCCAATGTTGGACATATTTGCCCCAGGTAATAAAATAACTTATAATCCATTTAATGTGCATTTTTTGGTAGATGAGAAGTTAGACAGTTGGCAACAATTACACTCTTGGTTCCGTTCCATCGCATCTCCAGAGAGTTATGATGAAAGGAAAAGGTTAACTGATCTCCAGAATCAATTTAACAAGAATAAATTAAAAAACTATTCAGATGCCACTTTAACGGTATTATCATCTTTAAACAATCCTATTCTTAGGGTTCGTTTTATTAACATGTTCCCAATCACCCTTTCTGATATTATTTTTGATTCTTCTCAGTCAGCTGATGATACTATTTCGGCTGATGCGATATTCATATTTGATTATTTTAATTTTGAAGATATTTCTTAATAAAGTATTGACATTAATTTGTTTTTGTGTTATTATAAGGATTTAGAGTAACCTTTTTTGAATTTATTATGGAAAACTTAGAACAAGTATTAAAGTATTGGGAAAAAGATGCAGAAATAGACCAGACGGAACCTGGTAAAGAACTCATCAGAATACCCACATTACACAACAAATATCTCAGTATACTTACCAAACACAAAATTGCTTCCAAAAAAGCACATTTTGATTATCTTCGTATGCGTAAAATTAAATGGGAATATTATACGGGAAAAATGAGCCAAGAAGAATTGGAAGAATATGGATGGCAACCCTTTCAATTTACACTCAAATCTGATATCACAACTTATCTTGAAGCCGATGGTGATTTAATTAAATTGTTAGAAAAGAAAGTTTATCATGAAGAATGTGTTTCAGTAATTGAATCTATTATGAATGAATTAAAAAGTAGAACGTTTCAATTGAGAGATTTTATATCTTGGGAGAAATTTATTGGTGGACAATGATATAATAATTTCCAAAGTTAATGAATCTTATCTCAAAGTAACTTGTGAAAAACATGTTGCAAAAGAAATGTCTGAATTTTTTACTTTCTTTGTTCCTGGTTATCAATTTGTTCCGGCTTATAGAAATAAAATTTGGGATGGAAAAATTCGTTTATTTGATTTAAGAAATTCTCATATTTACCATGGTTTATTAAATTACATTATTCAATTTTGTGAAGAAAGAGAATATACTTATGAAGTACAAGATAATTTAGATATTGCAGATGAGTGTTCTGTTTATCATGCTCAAAAGTTTATTAAAGAATTAAATATACATGCTCGTGGTGAACCTATTGATATTAGAGACCATCAAATAAATGCTTATATTCATGCAATGCAAAAACGCCGAGCGTTGTTGGTTTCTCCCACAGCATCAGGTAAATCACTTATCATCTATCTTATCTTTCGTCAACTATGTCAGTACCAAAATCTCAAGGGTTTAATTATTGTGCCAACAACATCGTTGGTAGAACAATTATACTCCGACTTTGCTGATTATAATAATGATAATATGGAACCATATCTTCATCGAATTTACCAAGGTAAAGAAAAAACCACAGATAAACCATTAACAATATCTACATGGCAATCTCTTTACAAACTTCCAAAAGAATACTTTGAACAATTTGATTATATTATAGGTGATGAAGCTCATTTATTCAAAGCCCAATCTTTAACTACAATTCTTACTTCTTGTGTCAATGCCAAATATCGTATAGGACTAACTGGAACTTTAGATGGAACAAAAACACATAAACTTGTGTTAGAAGGTTTATTTGGTCCTGTTAACAAAGTTATTTCAACAAAAGAGTTAATTGATAAAGATCAACTATCACAATTTGAGATTAAATGTTTAGTTTTAAAACATTCTGAAGAACAATCTAAATTAATAAAAGATTTTACTTACCAAGAAGAAATTGAGTATCTCATTTCAAACGAATCTAGAAATAAATTTATTAAAAATCTTACGGTTAGCTTAGGTAAAAATACTTTAGTTTTGTTTCAAATGGTTGACAAACATGGTAGAATACTGTATGATATGATAAGAAACACCAAGAATATTGGTGATAGAAAAGTTTTCTTTGTTTATGGTGGAACTGAAACTACCGACAGAGAAGAAATTAGAAAAATTATGGAGATAGAAAACGATGCAATTGTTGTTGCTTCTTTTGGCACTTTTAGCACTGGTATTAATATTAGGAATTTGCATAACATTATTTTTGCAATGCCGACTAAATCGACAATACGAACTTTGCAAAGTATTGGACGAGGTTTACGACAAAGTGATGGAAAAGAAATAGCCACACTTTATGATATCTCGGATGATTTAAGATATAAAAAACATATGAATTACACTTTAAAACATTTCGTGGAAAGAGTTCGTATATATAATGAGGAAAGGTTCCCATTCAAAATTTATAAAATAGGACTTAAAAATGGATAACATTAAAATAATTAAGTTACAGAATGGTGAAGATATTATAGGAACAGTTACAGCAAACGGCGATCATTATTACGATGTTCAAGAACCCATGGCATTTCATATTGATTATCGTGGAAATCATTCAGGTTTAGTAATGAATCATTGGTTGCCTGTTCAATTATTAAAGAAAAATTCTATACAATTAAAAACACAAGATGTTCTTTCCGTTTTAGAACCAGATGATGAGTTTTGTGAATATTATTTAACTACTGTAGAAAAAATAAAAGAATTGCTAAAAGCAAAAAAACTTGTGGACAGTATGGAAGATGAAGAAATTAACGACATTATGGATGCATATGAGGAATTACAAATA